CAACTTCTGAGCCTCGGCATGCGTTGCCTCGGTCTGCTTAGCGTGGTCATAGGCTTGCTTGGCGGCGTCGCGCTGGGCCTGCATTTGAAGCATGGCCTGCTGAGCCGCGGTCTTGTTGGCTTGGATTTCGTGAGCCCGCTGGGTCTCTTCTTGAATCTTGGCCATGGCAACCTGCTGGTCGCTTTGCAGTTTGGCCTGATCCAGTTGGAGCCGCTGCTGGGCAATCTGGATGTCGGCCTGCACCTTCTGAGCCTTGGTCTGGGAGTCCTGCTGGGCAATCTGCATCTGAGCCTGCTGCATCTGCACGATCGGATCCTGAGCCTGCTGCTGAGCCTCCTGCTGTTGCGCGGCCTGCTGGTTCTGTTGCAGAAGCTGGGTGCTGGCTTGCGCCACGATGCGCGACAGTTGCACCTCAACGTCCGGCGGCAGAGGCTGGTCGGGCGGCGGCAGCGAGACGCCGGTCTGCTGCTCAACCATGGCGCGGTACTTGTAACCCAGGTGCTCTGTGATGTGCGCTTGAAGAGCGGCCGTAATGGAGTTGGCCATGGGGTTTTGACCGATCGTCTGTTGGACAATTGGGTCTTGCAGGAAGTTGTTGTGCGCCGTGATGTGGGCGTCGTGGTCTTGGCTGATGAACGCTTTCAGCGGTTTGCTCTTGGTCGCGTTGAGGTTCTCCGAGATCGGGTCGGTCGGCAGTTGGTCGTCCTCGAGCGGCACCAGTTTCTGCGCGTTCTTGATTCCAAGGACGTCCAGCATCTGCCGGTGGAGTTGAGGCAGGTCGTAGATTTGCGGCGCCTGCTGAGCCAACTGAAGCACGGCCTGGTACTGGACAATTTTCTGCGCCATCGTGGCCGCGTTGGGGTCGGACACGGGGATGACGTCCACCATGTCGTAGTCCGACTTCTTGGCCGAGCGGCTTCCTTCCTGCGGCTCGTAGCTGTACTCGTGAGGGGTGTAGTCCCGCACGATGTCCCGCAAGAGGCGTAGCTCCTGCTTGAAGCTGTAGTGCATCCGCGCCTGAACGGAGGTCATCACCTTCAGGGTGCGCTCAAGAATCGCGAGCGTGGTGCCCACCGGCGTGTTGGCCGACATGTCGGCAACCTGCATATCGGCCGCTTGCGCAAGGCTCCGGCCGTCTTCGATGATCTTGTCCAGAAGCTGCGCCAGAACTTGGCTTGGCTCTTTGTAGGGCAAGGTCATGATGTTGTCTTTGATCGTTCCAGACGGGACGTCCACGTCGCGGAATTCCGCAGGAGCGATTGGGGTGTCGTCGCCCTTGACCCTCAGGCCGCGGGTCTTGAAGCCGCCGGGCAGGTTTGAGAGCGTGCCAGCGTCGACCAGTTGCCGGATGATGGAGGTGCCGGACTTGGCGTAGCCGCCGACGATGTGGATCAGACCCCAGTTGTAGAACCCAAAGCCGGGGATGTACCCATAGTGTACAAAGTGCTGGCGCTTCTTCTTGAGCTTGTCCTTGGGCCGCCAATTCCGGCGAATGGCCAGACAGGCGTGCGTGCCTTTCTCTATCGTGACGATGTACGGGAGCTTGATCCCGGTCGGATTGCCGTGTTCGTCTTCGTCCTCGAGGCCGGGAATGTCCAGATCGACGTTGATCTCGAGAAGTTTGTAGCGGTCGTCCACCGAGGCGCGGAACCCCATCTTTTCCGCGATCTTCTTCTCCACCTCGTCAAAGGTGTTCGTCGGCTCTCCAAGGTTAATGTCGCGGTAGAACCCGGCGTACTGGAGCTTCCGCAGTTCGTTCTCGGTCTTGCGCATGACGTGGGTCACGCGCTCTGCGGTCTCAAGACTGGTTGAGCCGTAAGGGACAATCAGGTCTTCTGCCGGGACGAAGATTGAGGTTGGGCGGCCAAGGTTGGGGTCGTAGTAGACCTTCTTGAACCCGTTGCCGGACATGCCGGTGCCCCAGAGCATCCGCTCGTGTTCGGGGCGAAACTCCACCATTTCGTCGGTCAGACGGTAGTTGAGGTCATCTGCCACCCGGACTGCGGCGTCTTTCTTCTCCTGCGTCTCTTTCCCGATGATTTCCGTCTTGACGGGGCCGGCAGCAGGGAATTGACTCTGCATGGTCTCGGCTTGGAACTTGATGATCGACTCGGTCAGGAGCGGATGGGTCACCCCGCAAGCGCCCGGCCACGGGTCGGTGCGCTCCTCAATCTTTAGCCCCAGAAGCTGAATGCCGTCCACATACGCCTGCATCCAGTCGCGCCGGGAGGAGACGTCCTCCTCTACGTCAGAGACCAGTTCGGCCACGATGGACTGAATCGTGCCCTCATCCAGTTCCTCGGCCAGGTTGGCGTTGAACGGAATGTTGACTGACCGCTCCGGCTCCTCGTATTCCTCGTCGTTGATCTCGATTTCGATGTCCTGACCATCGTCAAGCGACTCAAGACCTTCCGGCGCGGCATACAAGCTTTTGGCAATCGACATGTGGAACCTCAGTAGTACGCCCGGCGCGGCCTGAACTCTCGAGGCTCGTCAGCTTCGTCCGATGGCAGACGGATGAATCCGCCCTTTCTGAACCGGATCAAGGCTTGAGTCGTAGAGTCAACAAGGTCATCGTGGTCTGAATTGGGGAAAGACGCCATCTCTTCTATCAACTCATCAGCCCACCTGGTGGCCGGTGCCCAGACCTTGCCAGATGAAAACAAATCTGCTACGGAGTTGATGCGCACGATCTTATCATTGCCCCGACTGGGGGTGAACTCCTGCACGGGAATCCCCATGGCCCTCAGTTCAAAGATGAGCGGCGCCCCGGATGCCTTGGCCTCAACCACGAACGCATCCGGCTCCCAGTTCTTGTACTGGCGGAAAGCTTCCTCCTTCAGTTCCGGGAATTCCATCCGGCGCTTGAAGGCATCAAGTAGGATGATGTGAGCGTCGTTCCGGTTCTCGTCCTTGTAGAACACGCCCCAGGTCGTGCAGGCCGAGTAGTCCGACCGCTCGGATTTCAGGAAGGCCGTGTCCCAGGACTGGATGATGAAGTCGCAGGGCGGAGGATGGTCCGGCTCCCAGATTTTCCACCACTCCCGTTTGACGATCGCTCCCTCTTCGGCCGTAGGGTTCTGCTGGTACTGGGCGTTCCACTTGGAGGCGGGCAGTTCAGATCGCAGCGCCTCGAGTTCCTCTATGCTCCAGAACTCGGGCCACAGCGGGCGGCCGCTTGGGAGGATGGCCGGGAAGTCGATGACCTCCCAATCGTCGTTCCCCTCCCGGTCGATGGCGGATTGGATGATCCGGCCGGTCAGGTCTTTCTTTGACCACCGGGTCATGATCACCACAATGGCGCCACCCGGCTGGAGACGCTGGCGAGGGCCGGAGGTGTACCACTCGTAGACGGAGTCAAAGATCTCGGGGTTGGTGGCCGCGAGCTTCGCCTCCTGTTCAGAGTGCGGGTCGTCGATGATGAGCAGGTCAGCGCCCTTGCCGGTCACCGTACCCCCAACGCCGATTGCAAAGTACTCGCCCGTCTTGTTCACCGCCCACCGGCCGGCCGCCTTGGAGTCGTGCCGCAGGTTCACGTTCGGAAAGATCTTGGCGTATGCCTCACTATCCACAAGGTTCCGCACCTTCCGGCCAAAGCCTGTCGCCAACTCCGCCGTGTTGGAAGACTGGATCACCTTCTTGTCCGGGAACTTCCCCAAGAACCAGGCCGGAAGAAGGTAGGAGCCAAATTCGGACTTGGTGTGCCGGGGAGGCATGTTGATGATCAGGCGCTTGAGGGTGCCGTTTGCAATCTCCTCAAACTTCCGAGCCATGACCTTGTGGTGCCGCCCGTTCACAAACCCCGGCCACATCGTGTGGACAAAGTGCAGGAACTCCTCCTGGCACCGAGCCCGCTCCCGCAACCCCCTGAGCGCATCCAGATCCGAAAAGAAGGCTTCCTGCTCATTGGCCGGCAGGCGTTGCAGCTTCTGGACAAGGGCGTCAACGTTCATGAATTGGTCGTTTTGGGGGAATTGTTAAGCAGTTTTGGGTCTTGAGGGATAAAACCCCGGGATTCTGCCCACTTTTGAGCCCCGAAAGAGGCTGGTTTGTTAAGTTGGCTCATGACAACATGGTTGATTCATGCTCAAGGAATGTGCCGAAAGTTGATGTACACCGGCCGAATGCTCCTCGCCCGCCCCTCTATACGCTTGCAAGCGCCCAATTCGCACAGCCGCCGCATGATTCTGGACACATTCCCCCTACTCTTGTCCCCAGTCACCATCATCACATCATCTATAGACGGCCCACACCCAAACTTGGCCCAGAACTCATCTATCACTATGAAGATGTCCCTCTGTCTCGGCGTCAACAGAACCTCCAATGCCTGCTCTCGATTCTTAGGCTTCATGCGGAATTCCGCATCAACATACCCCCACCCACTTTCAAATTCAGAACGATGCCGGGGGGTCTTCCTGTGGAAGCTCCTCCGGGTAATCTG